CAGAAATTGTGCATCGCCCAAGCTGGCGTTACGCACGGGTAGGCTTTACTAACGGCGCTACGGCTCAAGCCCGCTTTACAATCAACTCATTACTGATGGCTATGTAACATGGAACCAAACCTTAGCATTGCTCACATCAAAACTGAAGATGGCACGATTTACCAAGTTCTGAATGAAGATGGCACCGATTGGGATGAAGATGCAACCCGTGCACTCTATGAAGCCAGCCTGTAATGCTTCTTCTCCTCTTTCTTCCTCAATCTACTACGGAGCCTCCAGTACCTGAGGTAGAGCAGCTTATTGGGCCACCAGCAAGCACCTACAACAACTATGATAAGAAGCGGCAAGCCGCCTACGATGCTTACATGCTTCGACTTAAACAACAACGAAACCTACAAATACTAATGTTAGCCTTATAATGTCTTGGGAATCAGTCATCACCTACGCTGGAATCAGCGCCATGTTTAGTGCCATCAGAACGTGGCTATCTCCGCGTAAAGCGCATAGATTACAGTATTTTATCTCTGCTATGGTGTCTATCCCTGTTGGGATTGTCTTTGGCTTCTTGGCCGAGGATTTTGGTTTCTCGCAAGGTATTGTATTTGCTACAGTAGCTGCTTCAGCCCTTATTGCTGAGAACATTATTAACATCATTCTGAACTTCGGCAATAAGCTGGAGAAAGACCCTGTGGGCACTATCCGCAAGGTCAAGAAACTAACAGGAAAGTAAGATTATGGAAATCACCACCGCAGTTATCACGGTAGTAACCAGCCTTGTCACCATCGCTTCGGTTGTTGCTAACTTTACCAAAACCGATGCAGACAATAAGGTTGTCGCTAAGGTATCGCGTTTTGTAAACCTTTTGGCCCTTAACTTCCGTAAATAGGAGATAAAACAATGCCCTGCAAAGGTAAGAAAAAGCCCAAAGGCAAATAACAAGTTTAGCCCCTTGACAACAGGGGCTTTATGCTGTTCAATAGTGAACAAAGAGAGTCATCTCTAAACTTTTCCCCACGAGGACAACATGGCCCTACTCTCTGTGGAGGAAGTGGCTTGGAAACTCTTTACAACCGCGAAGAACGGTGCTCCGAGGCGAAACAAAGCATTTGACCTTCGGTACGAAGATGTGCTTACGCTTGTAAAGGAAGGACGTTGTGCTATGTCTGGCATACCGTTTGATATGAACGAGCGTGAGTTCGGAGGCCCTGAGCTGCCGTGGCGTGCAAGCCTTGACCGCATTGATAATTCTGTGGGCTACCTGCGTGGGAACATTCAGGTGACTTCTAAGATTTACAATACAGCCAAGTACACGTTCACAGATAAAGATGTGCTTAGGCTTGCAAGAGCCTTGGTGCAAAGAAACGGAGCATGATGGAGGTTATTATGAAGCTGCTCCCTGAAACTATCAAGCGCTGCCGTAATCGGGAACGCTGTGCAAAGCCCTGCAAAGAAAAGGGCGATGCTCGGCGCTACCCCCAGCACACGCTGGCGCCTGACCCTGCTCAACCTGAACTCGACTTGGAGAAGCCTGATGACGCAAGAAAGCCATGAAGCCTACATGCGTCGCAGGATAACTGAGATGTGTCAGGACTGCTATGGTATGCACTTTACGGAAGCTGAAAAGCTGAAGTGTGCACAAGCCCAGCAACAACTCGACGCCCTGCCCCCGCCCTTGAGGCGCAACCAGCAGAAAGGAGAGTGATTCGGCATCTCCGAGCTGGGGTCGGTTAATACCCAGACGACATGCCTATCGGGGGAGGGCCAATAAAGTCCCCCGACCAACCTCATCTTTTAGGAGCAACCCATGTGCAAATGCACTGTATGCGGAAGAAAGCTGACCAATCCTGTCAGCGTCGCTAAGGGCGTAGGCCCTAAGTGCGCAAAGAAAGCTGTCAAGACTTGACAGCAATACGAATCTATGATAGACTCCCCTTAAAAGGAGTCTATTTTTATGTTTGTTAATTACGAGGGCAGCCGTATATACACGAAAACCAAGATACGAAAGAAGGCAGAATACGTAGACGTTCCTGTAGAGCGTAAACCTGATATGTGTGGTGCCGCAATACTAAGGAAAAGCGGTAGTGTGCTACCAACTGATATAAAACTATTAGAGGACTGCGTTAGAGTGTATGGCGACTTCAGGCGCGGTGATGTTCTAGAGCTTAATTACTGGTAATAGCTAAAATTGCCCTCTTAGGAGGCCTTTTCCTTTAGTTTTACAGGTTAAGATAACCTACCATTCATTAAAACACTAAAACACAAGGATAGCAGCCTACAGGGCTGTTAAACGCTATTTAGCAATAAAAGACCCAGCCGAAGCTGGGTTTTCTTCTGCCATTAGGTTTTAGGGTACTGCGGCTAGAAGCTCAGTGGGGCTTATTACCCCTAGTGGCCTGTTGGCACTTACCACCTATCCCGACCCTGCCACGGGCTCCTGTAGATTCAGGCTTAGGCGCTGACCTTACGCTATATTTAGTGGTCAGTCTGGCGACCTTACGGGCACTGTATTAGTCTTAGGCAGCCGAAGGGCGTCGCACCCTCTATCTGACGCAGAGCCTAAGCTCGTCTTGCCATCGCTTTCAACTACCCAAGCGTGCGGCTACCTAAGTTAAACCCTACTAGCTTCTTATGGCTTCACCCGTCAATTCGGGGTCAGATACTTTAGCAGGAAGAAAGGGGAGACCTGCTAGTTCTCTGGTAGGTATGCTGTGATTATACACAGACGAATAGTTATTGTCAAGTCTTTTTACAAAATAATTTCTCAACAACCCATTCATCCTTCGGAATAGCCTTAAACTCTTTGTAGCCCATAGCTTCCGTGCCGTCGTGAATAGCCTGACGGCTTGTGCCGAGCAGTTTTGCTGCTTCGACGATGCTATCCGTCTGAGAACGGATAAAACGAATAGAAGCAAGCTTGGCGGCGTGCTGGGCGTACAGGCTTAGGTTCTTAGGCCCATCCTTTGCATAGAAGTGTTTAGCAAAGACAGGCCCAAGGGCCTGCTCTACGTCCTCAATAAACTTACTCATCGCTTGAATGTGAAACTAAATACGTTACCGAGGATAAAGCCCAAAAGGAATAAACCTAAGCCTATGTCGATATAATCAAACATTGTTGTTCTCCTCATCTGCTTGTTGACTTTGCTGCTCCAGCAGGGCTTGTTCGTCTTTAGCTGATTGCTCTAGGATACGAAGAATCTCTAAGAGCTTCTCAAGCTGGCTTTCTTTGAACACCTTAAACGAGAACTTCTCGCCTGAAGGCTGAACAGTAATAAGGACATTACCTTCATAGTGCATTTTAACTGGCTTTCTTGTAGTAATGCTCGGTTGTGTGAATGTGTGAGTTCATGGATTTAAGTACAGTGAACATGTAAACCAGCCCCTCAATAGGCTCTGGATTGTCGCTTCTGAACAGATAGGTATTACCGCAATCACTCACATAAACAAGTTCGACTTTCTGTTGTCCATCAACAACCTTAGTGACGACCTCATAAAAACGCTCTATTTCGTCGTAATCATCCTTAAGCGTATGAGTCGCTTTTATTAACTCAGCCATTACTTCTTACCCTTCTTGGTTTTCTTTGGCTTGTCCCATACTGTAGGCAAGGGCCAGTTCTTGTCAAGGTCTGCTTGTTTCTTTTCGTCAACAGCTTCTTTGATGCACTTGATAAGCTCACGCTTTACAGGCTTAGGGAGCACTGCCTTTGCTTGAGTTGCGCCTTTGGTAGCTTCTACAGGCTCGTTTATAAAGCTGTCACAAATGCTATTCACAGCTAGGCTAACGTGTTCATTGTTTAAGCTTACGTAATTCTCCCTAGTAAAATAACAAACAAAATTAGTACGTAAGTACTTATAAGCGTCGTAAATACGCTGTTCGTTGGCTGGTAGCTCACCTAAATGCCCGCTGTAAAACCAGTCTGCTACCTCAAGTGAGTTATCTAGGGTGGCTGCCTCTGGGGCTGCATTTCTCAATCTTAAATAATGTAAAATATGAATAGGGTTCATCTTACATAAAACCTTCCTTAGTTAATCTTTTGAGAATATCTCGCGCCAAGTCTTGTGGTGAGCTATCCTCGTTAATGACATTAAAGCACAGAATATCGTCCCTGTCAATATACCCTCGGCTATCACCATCAAAATTAGTGCCGTAGCGTTTTAAGCGAATCACAGCAATCTCGGACTTATCGAAAGGCTCAAGCTCCTCATTAAAGCCACAGTCTGTAATAACAACCACGCCTCGGTCTTTGTCCTCATGGCGGTGCAGCATAAGCTCCCCGAAGGTTTCTTTGCCAAAGTTAGGCTTTACCCAGTCCTCGCTGAAAGAAATGAGCATACTGCGTGGCGTAACGCCTAAAAAATACTTAGAAGGCGTATCCTTAATGTCTTGGTTTTCAAAGTAATGTAAAGCGAGCTTTTCATCCAAGCCAAGGAAAGCGGCCACAGCAGCCTTCATAGGCGCAGCAAACTTGTCCCGCACAGCTGGAATACCCCGCCAGACAAGCTCTGAGTAGAGAGCATTACCGATTGTGTCCTTGCCAGATTTCTTTGGCCCGTTGAGCACGATAAACTTAGGCATTAGCATAGTCCCTTTCTACGAGTTTCATGTTAATATAGTTCCAGCTTTCGATGCGCTGGTCGATGTGAAGAACAGTGAAGCCCCAGCTCCAGCCAGTCATTCCGTGTTTAGCGTAGTCTTCCACATAACCATACGGCAAGCTACAGCCTAAGTCAACCACTGTAACATATTTATTTTCACCCATCTTAGGTTTGCGGATTACTTGCGCTCGGTGTGTATGACCATGTACCAAATCGTGCATAAGATGAGTAGCGGCATTAACAGAGCAGTTAGCGCCAGCCATAGGCTTGCGACTAGCATCGACAGGGGCATGATTAAAAGCTACCTCATTAAGATACCAGTAATGCTGATAGGGGATAACTTCCCACCCGAATCCACTGAGCAAAGCACATATTTCTGCATGGAACTTCATTCCTACTTCTGGGTTTTTCTGCCCGTAAGTGCGTGCTCTGTCCTCGTGGTTGCCGAGGGTAATAACGAACTTAGGATTAAAAGGCTTGTGCTTGGAAGCACGCTGACGGGCGTTATACTCGTTCAAAGGCTTGTGAAGCTCTACCAGAGCCTCTTTCATGGAAGCCATATCCTCGTCGAAGCTAGGCTTGAGTTTACCCTCTAAGCTGTCATTCTTGACGTGAGTGTTAAGGCTGTCGAAGGTAGCAAAATCACCGCAGCAAAACACGAGGTCAGGTTTCTCCTCGACAATCATGTTGCCAAACCAGCGGAAGCGGTCTTTGCTTAATTCTGGCGAATCATGAAAATCCCCAGCACATAATACTTTAATCATTCAAATCAGTCCTCATTCTTTTGAAGCTAGGGAAACGTAAGCTGTTGTCTTTAGTAATCTCTTGATACTGAATCTCAGCTACCTTACCCAAGTATTTGTTTTTGTTGTCGAACATATCCTTTCTTAGTTCATCACTAAACCCTGTTCCAACCTCTGTTTTAACGTGAACATCGTCTGAATCACCGATAAAGCCTTGAACCTCGATTCTACCCATCATACCAGACGCCTTACCTTTGCCTTCAGTAATGTTGGTAATGGTAAGGTCTGCGGTGTGGAAGGGTTTGAGCTTCTTCCAGTCTTGGTTCCTGCCGTGGTGGTACAAAGTGTAAGGGTTTTTAATCATTGTGCCTTCGTACCCAGCCTCACAGCAGGCTTTGTGGTAATCCAATAGCTCTTGCTCAGTGCCTGCAATAATGAATGGGACAAACTTACAGTAATCAGACTCAGCGTAGTCTGCTAACCTATCCTTGCGCATAAGTAGTGAGTACGAATCAACCAGAACATCAAATATATGATACTCGTACTCAATGTGGGTATTTACGCCGCGATGTGAGCGTGCTCGGCTGATAGTATCATCAAACTTGCCGCTTTTAGCCACAACCTCACCATCGAGAGTCACATTGCCTATCCACATAAAGTTCTTTATTAGGTCTTGCTCTAGCTCCTCAAAGTTTACAAAAGGCTTTAGGTCGCGGGAATAGAAGCTAATTTTATCTTCTCCGAGATGAGTAAGGCAGCGCACGCCATCGAGCTTAGGCTCAACGATAACAGGATACTTCAGCTTGGAAGTATCTTTACAGGCTACTGCAAGTTGTGGTTTCAGCATTTTCTACGCTTTCAATAAAACTTTTAACATCTTCGAGGCGCATTGTCAAGAACCATCCCGTGCGATTCTTTTTGTGCATCACTATGGGGACATTAGTGCCAGCATCACGCTTGGCTTGCTCAAAGGCTTCCATAAGGTTGAGCTTCTCAACGGCCTTTACCTCGAAATGGACTCCAGTAATTCCCGTAATAATATCAGGACTTTGGTCGCCGCCCTTAAACTGGATTCCCCGTCGGGCCTCTACTCCAAAGGTTTCTGTGATAGCCTTGGCTGCTTCGCGCTCAAAGCGCTTACCCTTAGCTCTACTGTTAATCGGCATTATGCTGCTTTCGTAAACTGAAGAATCTTGGCAGACTCTACTGGTTTTTGTTTGTGTAGAGAAATGTCTGCAAGCTCTGCCTCATTCATCTCGATAACAGCTTGAAGAAGCTCATCTTTGCTGATTCGGCAACGCAAGTATTCTAAGTGTTGGCATTTATCTAGAGCGTGGAAATACTTAGCTTGGGTAATCTCATACAGAACGTGCTCAACCGAGCAATCAATTAGAGCCTTTCCAAACACAGCGTATGGCGCCTTAAACACAGCCGAAAACCCGCAGTGTGGGTCTAAGTATCTTACCTTTACATCAGCGCAAGGGCGCTTTTGGAGTATGCGCACAATCGTCCCATGCTGACGCAAATCTTGAGCAAAAACTTCTTTATTGAAGAAGGTAAACACTGGGGAGTTAGTAAACCCCCCAATGAAGTTGCGTGTGGTAACATCTACTCCGCTACGGGAGTTGTTGAGGCTTCCCACTGTAACATCGTAGATGCTTTCCATATTACACCAAACCTTCTTCAAAACGAGCAATCAGCTCTTTGAGTTTAACATCACACTGCTTGATAATCTTTTCAGCAGCAGCTTTTTCTTTAACAATCTCTTGAGCCTTTTGCTTAAACTCTTTGAATTGCTGCTCTTTAGCTTCCGCTTCAATCTGGTTAAGGATGTCGCTGGGTTTCTTGGCTGGTTTGAGTTGGGTTACGTCGTTCATTGTTTGGTCTTTCATTGGGTTATTCTATAGTGCCTGCTTGAACTAGATGGTTGTGGAAGTCGTCCTCAACCACTTCCATCATTTTCTGAGCATACACCAAAGAGGTTTCTTCTGTCAAGTGGACATAAAAAGGCAACGCCATAGCAACAATCTTAGCTAAACCTTCATTCTCAACCATAAGGCTGGCAAGCTGTTTAGCGTTGAGATATGGGTCGCCTTGGACGTCTGCATCCTTCAGCATCCTATCCTCGCAGAACTCAAGATAAATCATTTAATACTTCCTCTACCGTATAAATAGCGTCATCGAAGCGCTGCTTCATAATAGGACGAACTTCATCCTCTACGAGAATATCTTTCATCTGGCAGCTGTTGACGTTGATTACAAGCCATCCTTCAAAGGGGTAGCCACTACCTTCCGAATACGCCTGACCTTGGATGAGGTAGTTGTATCCGTCGTTTTCGGCGAGCACTGTTGAGCTTTTGAACTTCTCTGCGTAGCTGCGGTCGTTAGCAGTCTTGACGTCCCATACTCTGCCATCATAGACGACATCGAGTGTTCCTCTGATGGAAGTAGAAGCTCCGCTAGGAGAATCGACAGGGATGACGATTTTCTGCTGTTTTTGCGGCGGTTCTTCCAAGGCAAGCTCCAATAGAGCTTCTGTAAGAGCTTCAAACACGTAGCCACGCCAGAAGATAAGATGGTTGTGATAGTCCAGCTTTTGCTCTGGCCTTTCGCCACGAAGGACGGCGGTAATGTGGTCTTTGTCTTTGCCGAGGTCGCTAACTCTAACTTTTCCGCTTCTCGTACGAGCTTTGAAAATGTTTTCAAGGGCTTCTTTACAGCCATTCAGATAATCCTCCATAATATGAGGGGGGATTGTTACATCCCCCTTGCCCGCATGGTCGCGGAGATACTTGCGTAAGGTCTTAGCAAGAAGCATTATGCAGCGGTTTCTTCTTGCTCACTAACCTCGTTAATCTCGCCAGTAAACTGAGGCATCTTCTCAAACCCTGCACCAGTTTGAACTGAGTTGAAGAAGTAGTTAGCGTATTTACCTACAAGCTGGCTAAGCGTTACCTCGGAGCTAAGAGCCGTTTTAGTAATTGCCCCGCTGTTAGCAGCCAGCGTAACATAACAAATCGCTTGAGTGACTGCCCATTGGCGCATAATGCGGTCTTGCTCTGCTGGGTCACGGCCATAGCCGCTGCGAGCTGGTTGACTTGGATTAGACGCTGCTGGGGCAGCTGCACCTGCTGCAAGACGAATCTCTTTCTCGCCGTAGCTTTTTCCTGCGGCAGCTGGGTGCTCGATAACCTCTACGTTCATACCTTCTGCCAAGCCTTGTGGGCGCTTGTAGATTCCTTTGAAGCTGCGCCCACCTACGGAGAGGTTAGCTACTTTATAGGTCTTGCCCTCTGGGCTAGTTAAGCTAAGTCCTACAACTGGCCCTGTTGCTAATACTTTTGTCATATATTTTACTCCATTTCTACCAATTTATATTTCTTACCGTTGAGCTCAACTTGCATTTTAAGCTCGCTGTCATCCTCGTCTTTGCCATAAGACTCAAAGACATTTGCGATGCTTAAAAGGTTGTCATGGACACCGCTCCAGTAATCATGGCCTTTCTCGGTTTGTGACCAGTGAAATGCTTGCATAACAATATCCGCTGCTTTTCTAACCTCATTAGCCAGCCCTTTAGGCTTCTTGTCATACCAAAGAGAACTACCTGTTAAGTCTTTGTAGTCTTTTGGTTTTTTCCACTTACTCATTTTAGTTCTCCTATTGTTGGTCATACCATGTCCCACCTGAGCTTACATCAGCAGCTAGGGGGATGTCAAGTGTTTTATTAAAGTATTTTTGGAATGTTTTGCTTACACCTTCCATCTCCTCTTTAAGTATTTGTTTAGCTTCTTCAACTGCGTGCGGAGCAGCGTCAAGGACGTTGCTGTCGTGCACAGTCAAAATTAGTTTAATGTCTTGCCGACCTTTAATTCGATTGTAAATACCCACGAGAGCACACTTATTGACGCAGTCAGCAAGGAATTGTACAGGGTAGTTGACTGCTTTAGTGGCCCACTGGTATTCGTTTCCATGGTTAGCGCCCTCGAAAAAGAAGAGGACTCCAGTGAACGGACAAACATATCTCTGAGTTCCTGCGATGCTTGAGCAGGTACGCTCTTGCCAGTTCGAGATGCGGTAGTATTTGCCGTAGAACGCATCGTAGATGGCTTGGTCAATTTTGTTTTTCGGCCTTGCACCATACTGGAACTCAAACGTCTTGGTTTTGGCTTTTTGGCGGTACTCTTTGCGCTCTTTGCCTTCAGCTTCGGTGAACTTGCTGCCAAAAGCAACCGTCGCCGTGTGCGAGTGGATGTCGATACCATCGTTTACGTCCTTTATCAGTTGAGTGTCATTACTAAGCAGCCCTACAACGCGGAACTCCAGCTGGCCGTAGTCTGCGCAGACAATATGCCCGCCTTCGTATCTGCTCTTGATGAGCTGCTTAATCGGGTTAGTTCCTTCACGAGGCCAGTTTTGCGTGTTCGGTGCGCTGGCTGAGAAGCGTCGCGTTGAGGTAACGTGCATGTTAATCTGACCGTGAACGTAGCCATCATCGCGGATACCATCGAACACGCCCATCAAGTTGCTGGTTTTCCATGTCGAGGCTTTACTGTAAGCCTGCACAGCAGCTACAAACTCCTCTTGCTTCTTATTGAGCTTGCCGCTTGCGAGCATAGAATCAATAACCTTAGAACTTGACGAGAAGCCTGTATCGCCTATCCAGTCCTTCGAGGTAAGCCAAGCAACATCAGGTTTGATGTGCAAGCTGTTCTCAATCTTATCAAAGCACTCATTAACCATCCACTCTAGCTTACCCTGAGCACCAGTTTCGTGCGGCTTGAACTTGCTTACAAAGCCTTTCCACTTCGCTTTAACGAGCTGATGCTTCTCTTTGTCTACCCACTCAGCCTTCTTATCGTCTGGCTTGCCGTGCTTGAACTCCAGCCCATACATAATCCGAGCCATTTGCTGAGGGCTATCAGGGTTAAAAGTAGCCTTGTCAACGTATTTAGAGGCCAAATCAACCACTTTCTGCATCGAGATGAATAGTTGTTCATCTATGGCCTCAGAAACGCTTGTTTTAGCCTCATCGTTGAACTTAGCGCCATTCCATTCCATCTCGATAACTGTTTCCAGCACATCATGGTAGAACAGGTCGTAAACCTTCTGGTCGGTGAGGCGCTTGTCCTTCATCTGAGCTTCATAAACAATCTTCGTATTCATCACATCGTCGTAAAGATACTCAGCGAGAATGAAGCGAGGAATCTGGTTGGTGTTGACGTTGCGGTCAAACAAATCACTGATAATATCCATTTTAGGCTTACCGCCATAGCGGGGAGCAACGGCCGTAAGCGCCAGCGATGGGTGGTTGCCCTGCCACATCAGGTACTCGCGGAGCATCGTATCACGATACTTGAGATGAGCTGTATCACAACCTATAGCCTTTAACCATAGGGCATCATACTTGATATTGTGTCCTACCAACACATCAGTATTACTTACAAGTTCTTTGAGCTTGGCCAGACTGGCTGGCTTTGCTGTGTCATAGCTGGTATACTGCTCTGTTTCGTAGCTGTAGGCTCCAGCCAACACAACACGGTTGCCTTGGTTAAACGGAGAGCCAAAGTCTGTAACGAGTTTACCGTCCTTAGCTTTAGGCACAAGACTGAACGTCGTTTCCAAGTCCAGAACGGTTACTCTTTTTCGCTCGCTCATATTCTTTGGCTTCCTTTACAAATGCTGCAATCTTGTTCTTGTCTGTGTAAGTATTGAAGTGTTGCCAGATATTCCAGTAGCGTTGGATGGCTTCCTCAACAGCCTGAGGGCGGTTAAACTTCCTGCCCCACTTCCTATGCGTATCTGTAGCAGCCTTAGCTGCGCCTGTCAAGAAGTTCTCGCAGGGAAAGTAGCCTTCAAAGAACCAATCAACGTAAACAGGGTCAGACTTCTTAATCGGGCGAGAATCGCGGTAATGCTCAAGAACAACCTGATAATTGTCGTGTGAGCGTAACCGTAAAGTTGGTGTAAGCTCTAAGTACATTCTACCTTCTCCTGTATCTGTTGTGACGATGCTACCATCTACCAATCGTTTAGCCACTTCATGAGCTTTCTCTTAATCTTTTGTTTAATGCCATACTTAATGTCTTGCGTAATAACCGTATGGATTGTACATACTTTCTCTCCCTCCACAGACACGTTATAGCTTAAATGGTAAGTATCGCCTTCGATAACAACGGAAGAAGGCATTTTATTAAATAAAGTAGCTTTCATTGCAGCGATAGCTAGGAACGGCTTCGCCTGCGAATTAGCGCTTTTCATACGCTTTCGCTGCTTAAACCTCCTTATTGCGTGGTCTGTTACTAGAATTAGTGCCATTGCCAATCACACCTTGCTTCATCTACGTTCATACTGACCTTCATATCTTCAGGCCCTAGCTTGTTTTTGATGGTAGAGAGGTATCGTACCGAAGAACCATCACCATCGCCTTTAGCTAGACCTAGAACATACTGGAACTTTGCGGGGATGTCAACCTTAGAATCAGCAATATCTCCTCGGTCAAGCCAGCGTTTGCCTGTTGCAGAGTCAGCAGCCTGAGCACAGCACAGCGCAAAGAAGCCATACTTAATAGCCAAGCTCTTGATTTTAACAGCAATAATGCCGTACTGCTTGTGCTCTTTAGGTTCGTTGCGCTTCTTATCCAACTCTAAGTCCTTGAAGTCATCAAAGACGACAATGTCAGGGCGAACACGCTTAATCACTTCCTCAGCCTGTCCGATGCTCAAGCTGTCGATAGGTACGAGCGTGAGTTTACCCTCAAACTCTTGCATGAACTGGTCGCGGTAGCGGCGCTTCTCTTGGTCAAGCTCGTAGTCGTTGACACCATAAGCTGCTTGGTAGTACCGACGCTGCAAGCTGACCTTGCTATCCTCAGCGATAGCAAAGTGCAGAACCTTAGCGCCTTGGCGCATGAAGTCTACGTTGCTGCGACATACAAAGCTCGTCTTACCGACGTTGGTAAGAGCTACAATAAGGCAGTTACGCTCTGGCCCAGCACCTTGCACGTACTCATCAAGCTGCGGGTGAAACCACTTCCACTGCCGAGATGCTGCATAGTCTGCCTCAGACTCAAGAATATCAATCGTATAAGCGATTTCTTCGTCCTCGAACTCCTCAGAAGCAACAGTGCTTAACTTTTCAGCAATGCTGATAAGGTCAGCTTCCTTGTTATCCTGAAGCTCTTTAGCCAGCTCCTCGCCAGCCTCGGACAGCACGCCGTGGCGGCGAATCTTAGGCAGCAAGTAGTCTGCTTCATCTGACATAGTTGTGCCTTCAAGCACAGTGTAAAGCTGCTCAACAGCAACACGCTTGCTTTCCAAGCCACCAGACAGCGACAGCAGGTGAGCTTGCTTCAAAGCATCAATCGAGATGTTGCCTTCGTGCTTGTCGTGATAATCCTTGATGCGGAGATACATATCCCACCAAGGCGACTTATCTGAACCAAAGAACTGCTTATTCAAATACTTGGAGTATTTGTTAAACTTTTCTTTGTCCATCAAAGCCAGAATGGTTTGTGCATATAGCATTACTCAGACTTCTCCATACCATCGTTGTAGCCGTTCTCGTACATCTCATCACTAGCCTCTTTAAGCTCTCGTGCGTGCTTCTCAAGCATAACCCCAAGCAAATCTTTAAGGTAAAACCAAGCATTAGGGTCTAAGCGCTCGTTCAGCAGCTTAACCTTGTGAGCTTGTGCTCCAAAGTATTCTGCATCAATCAGGTCTACCAGCTTGTTTGGGTAGGTAGCGTCAATAATTTGTTCGTATGTTGGTGTGTTCATTTTAGTTTACTTTCGCTGTTACTTCTTGGACTTCAAAATAAATATAGTCTGAGTCAATCTCCTCTAGAGCATGGTCTACCCCAATTGAAGCCAGCTTGCGCTTTAGCAGCTCAGCTAGATTGCTGTGCATCGTGCTGTCTAGCAGAGAAAGCTCTCTTAGTGACTCTAAGGCCGCGTCATATTGCCTTACCGCATAGTCTGCTGACTCTTTAATACTAAACGCTTCATCCTTGTTTGTAGTAGCTATAAGCAATCTAAAGCTAGGCTCATGCGATTCTCCAGCAATAACAACATAAAGCTTCTTGTACTGAGGGTCAGGCCCATAATTGCCCCGCATAGGCGGCTCAGCCTGCTCGACAACCTCTTTGGGCTTAAAGAACTCATCACTGAAGTTACTCATGCTCCAATCCTTTCTATTTGTTCATCAGTCCACCACTTAGGGTCAGACTGAGTAGTTATAGCTTTAACCCCTTGCCAGTATGTTGTCAAGTCCTTTTCAATCTTTTTTGCTTTGTCTGTTGCATCTGGGTCGAGTGCTACAACAACCTTGGTAGGCTGCATAGCAACCAGCGCTGCCATAAGCGTAGGTAACTGCTCTCTACGAAGGCTCGTACCAAGCAATCCTACGGCGTTATAATCGTTTTTACCTAGTCGGATGACCGAGAGTATATCCTCGACCAAGAAAACGATTTTATTGCGCTTACGGGGCAGCGAGAGATACACTTCTCCAGCAGGGATATGTGCTACCCATTTAGGGGCTGACACATCGCCTCCGCTTCCTCCAGTCGTTCCTCCAAGGTCGCGCCGCATATAGCCACGATAGTTCCCATCAAGTCCCCTGACTGGAAAGTATAGTCCTCTGGTATCAGTTTGGCGTTCCGCGATACCGTAGCGAGTAATTTCGACAGCTCCGACGGAAAACTGCGATAGCCAACGGCGAGCAGATTCGGATTCGCAAGGCTTGCTGTTCGCAGGAAATGCAAACTCTTGAGGAACTCCTTGGTAAGCTCTGGGCTTTTCAGCATCATCATAAACATCACGTCCGAAGGACTGAACCCATGAACTTCCGCAGCCGACAATACCTCCGCCAAGCTCGCATGAAGCCTTGAAGCAGTTGTATTCCAGTCCCTTAGCTGTTCTTCGGATACTAATACCGCATGGCGATGTGTTTTGCTCGCCTTGTATTTCTTCTCGAAAGCAGCGACAAGTTCCTTTGCCTCGGACTGAGCATCCTTGCTGTAAACTACCGTAAGCATCCTCGATGAACTCCTCTTTAATTTTTTTAGTTAT